AGGTGCAGTGCTTGCTGTATATGTACGGTTACTAGCATTGGCCACAGCAGACACGCTGCTGATCTGAGTACTTAGCGCAGAGTCAGCCGTACTTCGTGCGGTCTGCTCTGTTTGGATTGCAGCAGTGTTGTTACCAACGTTAGCAAACAAGGTGCTGACGTTTGCAGCTAAAGCACTGTCTGCGGTGGCTCGCACTGTTTGCTCTTGCAAAATAGCTGCAGTGTTGCTACTAGCACTAACTGCAATAGCATTTACTGCAGTTACCAAAGCGCTATCGCCATCCTGACGCTGCGTGATTTCTTCTGAAATAACTGTGGCAAACTCGCCAACTTCAGTTTGAACTTGAGCTAACACATCTGCCAAAGCTTGATTGCCTGCAAGTCTATTTTGAATCTCATTGGCAATGTCAATGTCTAGCAGCGTAATACGAGCAATCTCAGACTTTAAAGCTTCTGCCAAAACACCGTTGTCAATCTTGCCTGTGAGCTGCTCAATGACTTGCTCAATGATAAGTTTGGCTACAGCAGAAGCTGGGCCAATAATTTCATTAGTTGTTCCATTAATTGAGATTATTTGAATCCAGTAGTAATACCGAGCATTGGCATCTATCTTGTCAAAGTAATTACTGCCTGCAGCTGCAGCTATTCGGATGGCTCCATTGAAGTCATCTGATAATCCACGGTAAACCCATACAAAAGCCACAGCATGTGAGTTAGCTGAAGGTAATGACCAAGCTACATCAATACCACCAAAAGCAGGAGTAGCACTCAATACTGAAGTATTGTCAGGATCTCCTGGCAAAGGGCCACCCCAGCTTCCTGTACCGCAAACATTACTCATTGATTTGTCCTCTGCATGAGGCTCCGCCTCAATGATGGTCTGTTAAAGATTTCCTAAACTCAAGTTAACCCAAGAAAGAAACCATGAAAGCAACTTATATTGCACATTATCTCACTGACAAAGATGTAGCCAACTTTGCTAGGCAATCTTTTGCCTCAGTAGCCGACCAATTTAGTGAAACTCAAAACAATAACCTCATTCGCTTTTTAGCTAGAGGCATGGCTTCAGGTGACTGGGAAAAGCTGCTATTGCAGTTTACTGACTGCCAATCTATAGAGAAAGCTAAAGAACTTGCTGTTTACTGCAGGTCTATTCCAGAGCATTGGGTTCCATTTGGTCATCCTCATATCTCTATTCGTATGCAAGCGCCTGTGCCTATTGCACGACAAGCTTTTAAACATAAGATTGGTTTTGTAGAGTCAGAAGAATCTAGGAGATATATCTCAGGTCGCCCTGAGTTGTATATTCCACCTGCTTTCCGAGCAGTTGCTGCTTCTGTAAAGCAAGGCTCGTCTGGGCCTCACAAAGATACTGATTATTGGGTCACTGAGTACAGTGTTCAATGCACTTCAGCTATAACTCTCTACGAAAACATGGTTAATGATGGCATTTGTCCAGAACAAGCAAGGTTTGTTTTGCCTCAAGGATGCGAAGTTAACTGGGTATGGACAGGCTCACTCTATTCATTTGCTAACTTCTATAACTTACGCACAGACTCTCATGCTCAGTTAGAAATTCAAGATTTAGCTAATGATATTGGAAAAATAATTGCCCCCTTATACCCTATTTCTTGGTCGGCATTAACTAATGGTGCTTATTGAATGCCTGTAAACTAATCCTCCCATTAATTAATTAAGAGTTCAAGGGCTTTCCTTGCCCTTTTGCAAAATTAATCAATTTTCTAATCAATGCAGTACCAGTATTGATTCTTTGTTTATGAAACTAAAAGAAACACATGCACACACCTAATTCATTAAGCCAAATTGAAACAACAACTGACTCTTATGTAGCTCGCTACCCTTGGGCAACTGAAATGGCTATTGAACAACAAGCCATCTTCTGGCCTGCTGAAGAGTTAGGCGTAGAAGAAGATGAACAGGATTTTCGTGTTGGTCTTAATGACGCTGAACGTCATGGCCTGCTTACAGCTCAATCAGTATTAACTCAGTATGAATTAATGATTGGTGGCGAAGAGTTATGGGGCGGCAAAATTGGTCGCCTATTTCCACGCCCTGAGATTCAACGCATGGCAGCTTGCTTTGCCAATGTAGAGCTAGGCTCTCATGCTCCGTTCTATGACTTAGGTAACAAAGTCATGGGCAACTCAACTGACGAGTTCTACAGCCGTTGGAAATCTGATCCTATCTTGGCTGAGCGCATTGCTTTTATCAACGCTTGCACAGCGTCGGAAGACGCCTTAGAAGTTACAGCTGCACTGGCTTTTCTTGAAGGTGCCGTGCTGTTTACTGCATTTGGCTTCTTCAAAGGATTCAATAGCCGTGGCTTTAACTTGATCCCTCACTTTGTGAGCGGCATTGATGGCTCAGCTAAAGACGAGAACTACCACTCTATTGCTTCTGCACGTTTGTTCCGTGAATGCAAAGCAGAGCGCGTTAAAGCAGGCAACCATTCACCAGAACAAGACGCCGTCTTAAAGCAAAAGATTGTGGACATTGCTCAAAAAGTAGCTGACCACGAACGCCGCATCAACGATCTTTTGTTTGCCATTCCTGGCAACCGAGTCGTTACGCAAGAAGAACTCAACCGCTTCCTTGAAGACCGTGTTGATGTTGTTCTAAATCGACTGGAGATGCCTCCAATGTTTGGCCAAACCAAAGGCGTGATTAGCAACTGGTTCTACCAACAACTTTCTACCGTCAAAGTCCCTGATTTCTTTGCAGCTACCCAGCTGCAATACACCCGCAACTGGGCCAAGCACAAGCTGGCTTTTAACAAGGAACTCGCTGATGTACTCTAATCCAATCGATACCGTTGAACAAACCTCTCCCACTGGAGGAGAGAACTTACAAAAGTATGAGCGTTTGAGCTTAGAGCGCAAAGATCTCCAAACCAAAGGTCATTTGCCCCAGTGGTACACAACCCCAGGCTGGCAGATGTTTAAAGAAAAATACGCTTATCCAGGTGAGGAAGCAGTTAAAGGCAGGCATCGCAAGATTGCTAAAACTTTAGCTCGTCACATGTTAGGTGCTGAAGCTGAGTGGGAAGACAAGTTCTTTCAAGAGCTATGGGACGGCATCTTGTCTCCAGCATCGCCTGCACTATCTAACACAGGAACAGATCGCGGGATGATGGTGTCTTGCTCTGGTCAGATGGTTGGTGACTCCGTGGAATCTTTCTACGGTAACTTGCGTGAGACAGCTTTGCTGTCTAAGCAAGGCTTTGGCACCAGTGCTGACTTCAGCTCTATCCGGCCACGCGGCACACCTATCTCCAAAGGCGGTAAGGCCAGTGGTCCTGTAGAGGTTATCAATGACTTCTTTACGACTGCAGGCAAGATTAGCCAAGGTGGTAATCGTCGTGGCTCAGTAGGCGCTTATCTCAACATCGAACATGGTGACTGGGACGAAGCTTGTGACCAATTAGCAGCAGACCCCAATGGTAAAAACTACGGCTGGATCATTAAAGACTCTTTTGTAGCTCGCCTGCTTGAAGGTGACGAAGACGCATCACGTCGTTGGATTAAAGCGCTGTACACCAAGCTAACAACCGGCAAAGGGTACATCTTCTGTGTAGACAAAGCCAATCGTCATCGCCCACAGATGTACAAAGACCATGGCTTACACATCGTAGCTTCTAACTTGTGCAGTGAAATCATGCTGCACTCCAGCAACGACTACACCTACTCTTGCATTTTGTCTTCATTGAACCTGGTTCATTGGGACCGGATCAAGACCAGTGACTCGGCATTCATTGCTACAGTCTTTTTAGACTGCTTGTGTTCTGAGTTTATTGAGGCCAGTGAATCTATTGCCGGTATGGAAAAAGTGCGAGCTTTCACCATTAAAGGCAGAGCCATTGGTTTAGGTGTGATGGGATTTCACACTTATCTTCAAAGCAAAAACATTCCATACATCGGGTTGGAAGCACAGTTTTTGTCTGGCGAGATTGCTAAACATTTGCATGACGAGTCACTCAGAGCCAGCCAATGGTTGGCAGAACAGTACGGTGAACCTGGATGGTGTAAAGGCTACAAAGTGCGTAACACGCACCGTACAGCGTATGCACCTACAAAAACAACCGCACTTTTGATGGGTGGCGTTTCTGAGTCTTGGTTCCCAGACCCAGGCGCAGTCTTTGACGCAGGTACAGCAGTCGGTGAATTGCGCCGAATCACTCCAGTGATTTATGAGCTGATGAAAGAGAAGGGCGTTTACAACGACGCAACAATCCACAACATCATTGAAAACTTAGGCAGCGTGCAACACGTTGACTGGCTCAATGTTGAAGAGAAGCTAGTCTTTCTCAATGCCTTTGAGATGGACCAACGCATCTTGCTTCGTCATGCAACTCAACGACAAAAGTACACCTGTCAGGGTCAGTCTTTGAACTTTTATGTTCCAGAAGACGGTTCTGAAAACCTAGTGGCGGATTTAATGACCGCCGTGCTTTTGCATCCTGATTGCTTGAGTCAGTACTACATCTATAGCCGTAGCGGAGTAGTCATTAAGGACGAGTGCATTTCCTGCTCTGCATAAAAACCCATAGAGCCCGCTTTAACTAGTGGGCTCTTTTAATTTATTAAGGAGCTTAAATGTCAATTATCTGTAGATCTATTGGTTGTACCTCACGTATTCATTCGGGATCGGATTTTTGCATTGATTGTGAATCCGGTGTTCAAAAACAAGAAGATGAAGCAAAGCAACCTCAAAGCCACTTTGACTTTGAGCAAACTGAAAGTTTGTCTGAAGTCTCTCACTTTCAACTCAAACCTCTCAACGGCGTTACTCAAATTGATGTCTTCGCAGTGCATCAACTGTTTGCTATTCAAGACCCGTCTGGCTGTATTCAAGAAGCCAGCAAAACGCTCTTACTTTCCAGCACACGAGGCAACAAAAAACCTCTTGGCCAAGACATACGAAAAGCCAAAGACATGCTGACTCGTTGGCTACAAATCAACGAAGGGGCATCAAAAATTTAAGCGCCGTCCTGACGCTTTTATGAATCAACAAAACAAGGTTTTCATGCAACGCTTTATCAATGTGTCGGATGTTCCACTAGCTCTGGCTGTCTTTTTAGCCAGTGACAATTACGACTACAACAACGACGACCTCACTATCAGCGCTACCACGCTTTTAAAACCCATTCGCCAAATCATTTTGCCTTCGCGCATTCCTTTGGAAGATGGTATGGCATCTTTGCCAGACATGATGAGCAACCGCCTTGGTTCAGCAGTGCATGACGGCATTGAAAGAGCTTGGCTAAACAACCACAAAGCAGCTATGTCTGCGCTAGGTTATCCACCAAAAGTCATTGAGCGTGTGCTGGTAAACCCAAAACCAAAAGACTTGACTGAAGGCTGCATTCCAATTTACTTGGAGCAACGCCTGTCTAAAAAAGTAGGTAAGTGGACCGTCACTGGAAAGTTTGACTTTGTTGGCGATGGCCGAGTTCAAGACTTCAAGACCGCATCGGTCTGGTCGTACATGAACCAAGTCAACGCTACCAAACAAACCTATCAAGGCAGCATCTATCGCTGGCTTGACCCCAAGCTAATCACTCAAGATGAGATGGACATCCACCACATCTTTATGGATTGGAAAGCTGGGATGGTCAAGACCGATCCAAACTACCCCAACCAGCGCTTTAAAAAGCAGACCTTTCCTTTGTTGTCATTGGCAGAAACAAGCAGCTTTATCCAGCGCAAGTTGAACCAAATAGAGCAGTACTGGGATGCACCTGAAGATGAAATACCTGAGTGCAGCGCAGAAGACTTGTGGCGCAGCCAGCCAGTTTTCAAGTACTACAAAAATCCTGCTTCTACAAAGCGAAGCACCAAGAACTTTGACATCTTGCAAGACGCACGCCTTCGATACATTGAAGACGGCAGCGTTGGCCTGATTAAAGAAGTCCCTGGTCAAGCCACCGCCTGCAAGTATTGCCAGGCATTCCCCATCTGCAGCCAGAAAGACGCTCTTATAGCAAGCGGCGATCTGATCATGACTTAACTTAAAACTCTTATGAACTACGATCAAATGCCTTATCACTCCACCAGCGAAAAACTGGTGGACATTATGCGTAACCGCACACAAGCAGAAGAGCCTTTGTTCTTTCGCGTCTTGGTAGGTTATTACTTTTCTCTAGCTGCATCCCAAATGCGCTGCTCTATCAGCAGCCCTGATCGAGGCGAGATTCCAGTCAACATGTATGCCTGTAATCTAGCGCCATCAGGCTTTGGTAAAACTTTGTCTTGCAACTTGATGGAGGAAGAAGTTCTTCACTTGTTTCGCTCACGCTTTCTTGAGGAAACTTTTCCTTTGTTAGCTGATACAAACTTGCCTAAGCTAGCAGTCAAGAGAGCTAATCGCAAAGCTACTGATCCAGATGAAGAACTTCGCAGTCTGCAATCAGAGTTCAACAAAGGCGGCGCAATGGTGTTCTCGTTTGACTCTGGCACTTCGCCAGCAGTTAAGCAATTGCGCCACAAACTGCTGATGGCCAATGCTGGTTCTATGAACTTGATCATGGATGAGGTAGGTGCCAACATGACCGCTAACCGGGAAGTGTTTGACGCTTTTATTGAGCTCTTCGATAAGGGCTTGATTAAACAAAAGCTAATCAAAAATGGCCCAGACAATTTGCGCAATGAAGAAATCATTGGCAAGACCCCAACCAACCTTTTGATGTTTGGCGTACCAAACGCTTTGCTTGATGGTGCCAAAACTGAAGAAGAGTTTATGAAGCTCTTGGACATGGGCTATGCACGGCGCTGTTTCTTTGGCTATCTTCGCACGATCAGTCGTAAGAAAGGTCGCAATGCTGAGCAAATGTATGACGACCGCACAAACCACAGTAACAACCAGGCAATAGAAGAGCTAGCTCAGCGTTTTGAAAACTTGGCAGACATTATTAATGCCAACAAGCAACTGGTCATCAGTAAGGCAACGTGCATCAAGCTCAATGAATATCAAATCCATTGTGAGCAACGTGCTGAGCAACTAGGAGATCACCAAGAACTGCGCAAAAGTGAGCTGTCTAACCGCAACTTTAAAGTGCTCAAGCTGGCTGGTGCTTACGCTTTTATTGATGACTCGCCAGAGATTACTGAAGCACACATCTTTAACGCCATTCGCTTGGCAGAAGACTCTGGTGAAGCATTCACTCGCTTGCTATCGCGGGATAAATCTTGGGTTAAGTTAGCTAAGTACATCGCAGCCGTAGGTCAAGATGTTACGCACGCTGACTTGTCAGAAGACTTGCCTTTCTACAAGGGAGGCTCCGGTAACAAGCAAGAGTTGTTGAGTAACGCCATTGGTTGGGGCTACAAAAACAACATCATCATCAAGAAATCTTTCGCAGATGGTATTGAGTTCTTGCGGGGTGAAACGCTCAAGCCAACTGACTTGAAAAAAATGGTCATCAGTTACTCCACTGACATGACCACTGACTACCGCAATGAACACGCTCCGTTTGACAAGCTTCACAAGCTGACTCAAACAGCGGGTCTTCACTGGGTAGCTCACCACCTCAATGGCGGTTACCGCAATGAAGAGAACGCTATCGCTGGCTTTAACGTAGCAGTGATTGATGTTGATGGTGGCGTAAACATTAGTACTGCCAAGATGCTGCTCAAAAATTACAAGTTTTTGTTGTACACAACTAAGCGCCATACAGAAGAAGAGAACCGCTTTCGTATCTTGTTGCCTATCAACTATGAGTTGCGCCTGGATGCCAAGGACTACAAAGAGTTTATGGCCAACATTTACCAGTGGCTCCCTTTCGATGTTGATCTTGCAACCAACCAGCGTGCTCGCAAATGGCTGTCTCATGACGGGCACTTTGAGTACAACGAAGGCGAAATGCTTGACGCCTTGCCCTTCATTCCAAAGACCAGCAAGAACGAAGAGCGCAAGACTTTAGTGGACTCGCAGCAATCTATGGACAACTTGGAGCGTTGGGTCATCAACCACATTGGTGACGGTAATCGCAACAACATGCTGCTGCGCTACTCAATGATTCTGCTCGATGCAGGCTTTGACTTTGAGGGCATCCGCTCTCGTGTCATGGGCTTAAACGACAAGATTGTAGACAAGTTAGAAGAGCAAGAAATTATGGGAACCGTAATGGTCACTGTAATGAAAGCATTGGCTAAGAAAGCGTAAACATGATTAACAAGCACAGCAATACAGCTATGGACACCCAAGTGGGCGGTAGTCACTACAAAGAGATGAACATTCAGCCGCTGGAATTCATTCAAGCCAACGCCATTCCCTTTTGCGAAGGCAACGCCATCAAATATTTGTGTCGTTGGAAAAGCAAAGGGGGGGTTGAAGATTTGCGTAAAGCTATGCACTACATCCAGTTACTTATTGACTGGGAAACCAAACCAGGTGCCGTCCCGACACTTACTTGAAAACTAAAAAGGAAACCAATTGAACCAACAATACAACGACAACCTTGTCTTGCTTTGCGGTAAATCAGCCACTGGTAAGTCTGCTTCTCTTATGGGGCTAGAAAAACCAGAAGGCGTGATGTACCTCAACTGCGAGGCAGGCAAGAAGCTGCCCTTTAAATCTACGTTTAAACAGTACGTTATCACTGACCCGCTGCAAGTAATCGAAGCTTTTGATGCAGCCGAAAAACTTCCAGAAATACACACCATCGTAGTAGACAGCTTGACCTATTTGCTGGATATGTACGAAAGCGTGTATGTCTTGAACTCTGCCAATGGCATGAAAGCCTGGGGCGACTTTGCCCAGTACTTCAAGTCATTGATGCAGCAAAACGTAGCGAAGTCCAGCAAGAACGTAATTTTTACGGCTCACACCATGGACACGCTCAACGAAGCGGAGATGTTGATGGAAACCAAGGTGCCTGTTAAAGGCTCCTTGAAGAACAACGGCATCGAAAGCTATTTCAGCGTCGTCATTACTTCTAAGAAAGTGGCGTTGAAAGCACTGAAGGATTACGGATCAGCTTTGCTGACTGTGACCCCAGAGGAAGAGGCACTTGGATTCAAGTACGTCTTCCAAACCAAGATCACAAAAGAGACGGTAAACGAGCGTCTGCGTGGTCCCCTTGGGTTGTTTGAGACGAAGGAAACCTTTATCGACAACAACATGCAACTTGTTATCAATCGTCTTCAAGAGTACTACGCATAAGCGAAGTCAAACACTTAAATCAACCGGAAAAATTAAATCATGTCTCTTCTTTCAAATCTCACATCTGATGACGCTATTGCCAACGAAAAGGACTCCGTAGGCGGAGGCGGCGTACTAGCTTCTGGCTTGTACCCAGCAACTGTATCGCTGGCTTACGCTACAAAATCCGCTGGCGGTGCAACCGGCTTGGTGGTTCATGCAAAGACCAGTGAAGGTCGCGATATTCGTCAAACTCTTTGGATGACTTCTGGCACTGCCAAAGGTGCCAAGAACTACTACGAAAAAGATGGCGTCAAAAACTACCTGCCAGGTTATATTGCAGCCAATGCTTTGTCATTGCTAGCTACCGGCAAGGAAATATTTCAGCTAGAAACTGAAATTAAAGTTGTCAATGTCTACAGCTATGACGCCAAAGCAGAAGTCCCTACCAAAGTCGAAGTGCCTGTGGATCTGATGGGTAAGGAAATCGTCATTGGCTTGATCAAGCAGACTGTTGACAAGACAACTAAGAACGAAACCACTGGTGCTTATGAGCCAACAGGTGAGACACGAGAAGAAAACGAGATAGACAAGTTTTTTCGTGCAGCTGACATGATGACTACTGCTGAGATTCGTGGTGCAGCCAATGAGCCAGTGTTTTACAACACCTGGTCTGAGAAGTGGACTGACAAAGTTCGCGACAAAGCCAACAAGACTGCTGGTACTGCAGGCTCACCGCGTGCGAGCAATGCCATGAAGAAGCCTGTAACCAGCTTGTTTGGTTAATCCTTTTAGGGGGAAAGCAGATGCTGGTAACTAGGGTTATCCCTAGTTAGCGCAGCCAGTGAAGCGAGTACCCCGTCTTTTCCACATTGATACAAGGATTTTATGACTCAACTTGCTCTTCCTTTAACCCTTCCTGTTCAAGACTTAGATCAATTTGTTACCATTTTGACTAGTTGGCATAACAACCGAGTTGCCCAGCTTAAACACATACTGCTTATGCCTTCAGGCAGTGAGCTTCTTATTGACGATGAAGAGCCTTTAATGCTGACAGGAGAAGTCTTAAAAGCTTACCAAGTTGGTATTGAGCAAAGCTTAGCTTTACTTGGCCAGTTGCCGTTTGCTTTTGAGACTGAAGACAGTGCTTCCATTGGGACATAAGCTTAAATTCGTTGGATGCGATCCAAGTCTTAGGAATTGGGGTCTGGCAGTAGGCACCTTTGATACAGCAACGCAGCAGCTCACCATAGATCAGTTGAATCTGACTTGTCCTGACCTTTCCAAAGGAAAGCAAGTTAGGCAAAACAGCTTAGATCTAGAAGCGGCTTATCAACTTTATCAAGGCGCAATTACTGCCGCTAAGGGCGCTCATGCAGTGTTTGTAGAAGTTCCAGTAGGCAGCCAGTCTGCACGCGCTATGGCTTCCTACGGCATCTGTGTGGGCGTCCTTGGGGCATTGCGAGCCAATGGCATTCCGTTCTTTGAGGTGACACCTACAGAAGTCAAATTAGCTGGGCCAGGCATCAAAACCGCAACCAAGCATCAAATGATTGGCTGGGCCATGGACAAGCATCCCGAAGCCAACTGGCCAACCTACAAACAAGGCGGTAAAGCGCTGGTTAGCGAAGCAAAAGCAGAGCATCAAGCGGATGCTGTTGCTGCTATTTACGCAGGCATGTCCTGCAATTCTTTTAAACAAATGTTGCCATTTATGGCACGCAACCCATAAGGAAAAAATGCAAATTCAACTAAAACAAACTGAAATCGTTGCTGCACTAAAGCAATTTATTGCTGCACAAGGCATTGATTTATCAGGCAAGAAAGTAGATGTGACCTTCACCGCTGGCCGCAAAGAGACAGGACTGTCTGCAGAAATCTTTATTGATGAGTACGACATCCCTGACTTTGGCGCAGATGATGAAGACGAACAAGAGCAATCACCGGCTGTCAAAGCAGCTGTGTTGCCTTTTATAAATGTCGTTCACAAAGACGAAGTAGCTGCAGACCCTGCAGTTGAGCCAGTAGTCGGAGACGTTAAGACTACTAGTCTTTTCACCTAAGACGCATGTTAAAGACGCTCAAGGCAATTGGCTATTTAATAGCTGCTGTCGCTGTACTTACAGTGCTCTTCAGCGGTGGAATTTTAATCATTGGACTTGGCCTATTGGTTGGCTTTTTGCTTTCTCTACTGGGAAGCGTATTGTTAACTGCATCAGGTATCAAGTCTTTGATGGAGTCCCCCGACAAAGACCCCATAGACTAAAACTCTTGACACCCCGGAAAGACGGGGACTATAAGAAATGAAGGCTGGCAACGGGTTAGCGCCGTTGCAGGACAATTGAGAGCCTTCTAGTGTTGGTAATCCGCTGCTTCATGCGAGCAGCCTTCATTTCTTATGGTTTTATAAGCGACATTGTTGCATTGACTGTCGCCAAGTCATCTAACACAGTGAAGTACTTAAAAGCTCCAGCCCCAAATGGGTTATTACCAAGGCGTCCCCATACAGAACCATCTAACACGGTGGAACCTAAGTCAATGTACTGCTCCATAGCCAATACAGCTAGCACTCTACCTGGCTTTTCTCTCATCAGTGTTAGCAATACTTTTTGTATCCGCAAGAAGTACTTGGTAAACGGCAAAATGCCCATGTCATCCAGATACTGTAAGGCTTTGTGCATAGGAATGTCGTAGTTCACAAACGAATCACTAGCGTCTTGGATCGCTTTTTCCTTAGTCATAGGGTTGCGCTTAGTAGTGTTGTGTTGATACAAAGTGTATCGCGCTACAAAGTCAGACAACTGAGTAACACGGCTTAATCCTTGGTACATCTTGGTGTCTTTCGACATGTACAAGGTTTTAGCCAGACTCTTTACCTTTGGGTTTAGTTTGTCTGTGTATTTACTAACGCTTTGTGCAAACTGTGATGGATAAGAGTAGAGGTCTTCTTCTAAAGACACATCTTCCACAATAGTAGGCATCAATCCAGAATCAACCAGCTCTTTGATTGGGTTGCGGTCTATTGAATTTTCTAAACGAGCAATTCTGCTTGCTATTTCTTTGTCGTTGCCTTGCGTGTAACCGCTGTTGCGTTGTAGCTTGAGTTGCCCCAACTCATCCATGTCACGTTGGTAAGCAGAAGCTGAACGCAGCGCTACCAAGTGATGGTAAAGAATTGAACGAAGTGGTACACCATTCATAGCCAATAGAGTCATGTTGGAATAAATGTTTCCTAGCATCACAATGCCAGTCTTCACCACAATGATGTCTTTCGTTTCAGCTACCAACGCTTGCCAAACTTTTTCTCCTTTGTTTACTATGCTTGCTGCTCGCTTAGCGTAGTCTTCTGCTTCTTGTGCGCTCATGCCACGGATTCGGCCAGACTGTCGCAAAACAGTGTTCATTCCATAAACAAACATTTTTTCCAAAGATCTTTGCAGCTTTGGATCTTTTTCAAACATGTCGGCTAAAGACGCTTTGCGATAACCAAACATAATGTCCAGCGTATCGTTTCGTACCACCATGCCTTTGGAACCAAAAATAGCTTCTGCGTCTTTTTTGGTTTTCTCTGGCAGCATGTTCCAGATTTCCTTCATGTCTTTATCAGTAGACTCTTGACCTACCAAAACGTAGGCTGTTGGGTTCTTAACCCAATCCAAATCAAACTGTTCTTTAATAGCTTTCATCGCTGTTTTGTTTTGCTCTTGTGACGTTTCTTTGTCAAAGACAGAACCAGCCATCATGCCTAGTACACGCTCAAACCTATTGTCCCGGCTCAAGACACTGTCCTTAGTAGCTTCACTCATCAAGTAACGCCACTTCACTACGTTGCCTTGCTCGTTAAGCACAGGAGCCATGTGATTGGCTTTCACCTTAGACAAGTCACGCCTTGGTCCAGGCTTAAACATATCTGCAATCGCTTGTGTGCGTGACGCCATCATGTCTGCGTTAGCAGATGCGTTTTGCGCACCTATATACGTGTTGGTATCTAGGTAACCATTATGGTTTTCAGAGCCTTTGTTTGTCATGCCGGTGATGGACACAATGCCTGACACCTTGGATTGCATACCACCACCTTTGCGGATGTAAAGATGTTTGACCTGGCGGTTAGGATCTCCTTTGTCTAAAGAGACACGAGCTCCTTTTGTATAACCGTGGTTGATTAAATTTTTACCATCAATTTCATTAGCTGATTTGATGTCTACGTTAGGGTCGTAGATCTCAGAGGTATAGCCGTGCATCATCAGCTCTGGGCGACCTTTAAAAAGTCTAGCCAATGCTTCTTCTTCTAGATGCTTATGCAGCTTCAAAACAAACTCAACACCGTTTCCATCTGTACGCTGATTCTCTGTGGCCAGTAATTTAGCTGCTTCGTTGCGTTGAGCTACACCCATGTACTCAATGGAGTACAAGACTGTCAGTACCTCAATAATTTTTTGAGCTTCTTCCGTGCGTGCTTCTGTCAACTTGCCTTGGTAAGCCGTGCCGTACAGCTTGGCTATGTTGTGTGAGTTCATCATCGTAAACTCACCAGCTACTAGACCTGTAGCCACCTGAATAGCCAATGCGTTGGCTTGTTCAATAAAGTAAAACTTAGCATTGTTAAAGCTGTTTAGTTTTGCTTCAAAGCTAGCAATTGATTTGCTCATCTCAGCTCGGTTGCTCAGCAACTGCTCAATCTCCGGCAGACTAAAGTCTTTCAGCAAAGCATGTGCTCCTGTGCGCATAAAGACCGCTGAGACGCTTGATTTGGCCTCAGTAGACAAACGCTTGCCATTGTCTGCAAAAGCCCACAAAGCGCCTTTAGAGGCGTCTGAGATTAAGGTTTTACGCATCTTTTCAAGCGACTTAGTGCCACGCAACAAAGCTTGCAAGAAAGTAGCTGATCCTTTGAGCTCTCCTAATGCTGAGGCTACTACGCCCAGCTTGCCTTTGAAAGCCGAGTTGCGCATGGTGCGCAAGTTGTCAATAAAGAAATCAACGTTATCGTCAGCTACTGTTCTGACTAACGCACCAGCTGTGCGTACTCCCAGGTTTGAGTTCTCTCTGATAAAACTAGAGTTTGCCCAAGAAGAAACTTTATTTCGGGCAACATCAGATGCGGCTTTAACACCATCTTCAAAAGAGTCAGTAAACTTATTACGCACTGGGCTGTTTAGCTTGTGCCGCTCTTTGGCTTCTATATCAATAAGTTGACCCACAAGCGCAGTTATTTTTGCATCAGCATTTTGGCCTTTGTAAGTGTTTGTTACCTTGCCATTAAAGAAAGCCAAGATGTTCTCAAACACAATCTGCAGCCTGTCTGCAAAGCTAACAGCAGAAGAGCGTTGACGGCCTGTCTCAGTAGCAGTCTTGAGCATCTGATTAAAGCCTTCATGAGCCAAGCCCATAGCAGCAAACCGAGACAAGTAGTCTGATCGAGAGCCGTTGCTTTGCTCTACCTTGAAGATAAAATCGTACAGATTTTGCGCATTCGCTTGCTCAGACGGTGTAGCTGTTGTCCAGTCACCTGTGTGAAAGTCTTCTACTTTGAGCTTTTTCTGGATCTCTGTGTACAGCGCATCTAACTCTTTGTAAGCCACTTTGCTGTGAGCTTCTTTGGCGTCCAGTGCAGCACGCACTGTAGCTTCAACTTGCTCAATAACAAACGCACTTTGCTCTGTCATCTTAAAGCCTGAGCCCAAGATTGAAGAAGCAAAAGGAGCAACTCCTGTGTTTAGCGCTTTAAACCAAACATCCATAGGAGTCAGTGCTTGGTCTTTCATTAAGCTCTCTTTGAACGAGCCAAATGGACCATACAGCTTGCTGACCATGCTACCTAGCAAACCACGCAATTGAGCATCAAATGCTGGCGAGATGGTTCCTGTGTCTAGCGCTTCATACAAGTCAATAGTGCTGTAGGTGTTCAATGTTGCTTGCGCAGCGGACACATTCATAGCCAAGTTTTTGGCACCTGTCTCTTGGCTGCTTTGCTCTTGCAGAGCAGCAGCCGTAGACAGGATGCCTGAAACGTTAGCGATCAAAACACCTAAGCCTTTAGCAGATGCCGTGTCTTTAAAGCCAAGCAAACCAGCCATGTTGCCAATGAAGGCTTGCAGCAGATCCGTTAGCTTACCCAGCGTGGTGGACTGCATTTGAGCTTTGGCCAGCACTTCTTGCTGAAACTCTTGATTGGTCATACCCCAAGAAACCAGCTCGTCTAAGTTGCTCAAAGCAGTAGCAAACTTGTCTGATAAGTTACTTGAATCAGCATATTTACGGGCAACAATCAAAAGCTCATTCAACTCTTTGATGTACGGTTGCAAAGCTTTTTCTTTGCTAGCTAACAAACGAGAAATAGCAGAGTGCAGCAATTCATGCACCAGCAGTTCAGGCGTTAAACCAGAGCTTTGAAACGCTGGGCTCATCACGTAAATTTCTGTTTTGCCTCCTGCAAATCCAGTCCAGCCACGAGCATTCTTTTGTACACCTGCAATGGGCAGTGTTGCTGCTGTGTCTGGGGTGATGTATTTCACCATCATCTCTGGATCAATAAACTTGACCAGCGCCTTGAGCAGCTTGCTATTGAACCCTGCATTAGGCAAACCAGGCTCGTTCTTGTATTTGCGCAGCAAACCTTGAACCACTCGCTTGAAGTTCACCTCTTTATTCACTTCAAAGAAGTTAACCAAGTCCTGATCTGGGGCAACTTGAGGAGTGCCCAAAGGACCAAATGGTGTGTCACCTGTTAGCACTTTTGTTTTAACTGGCACCGGCTTGGTGTCTTGCATGATGTCTGCAGGCTCAGCTTGTGTTTCCGCTCCCAGCTCTTTTTGAAGCAAAGTAGTGATCTGCTGAACAGCTTTCAAAAGCGCAGGGTTTACCGCGTTATCCAGTTCACCCAACATCTTTGTAGCCATTGCACGGTCATCATCTGAGACAGGGTATTCACCCCCTTGCAAAGCGTACTGGTCAACAGCTCCCATGATGGCCAAGACCTGCAACTTAATGCTGTCAGCTTCAAAAGCCATAGCCTTCATGCCTTTCACCATGTCAGCCAGCAATGTTTTTGGGTCCATTTTTTCTTTGACAGCCAGCGTGTTAATAGCTTTGGCAATGTTAGTAATGGCTGCGGGAGAAACTTCTCCTTTGTCCATCAAAGCTGCCAGACCCATCACAGTGCGAGACAACGCTGCCAACATTTCATTGGCTGGCGAGAAGTTCAACATCACGTTGAACAGTGATTTGTTCAGGCTCTGAGCTGCTTCTGTGAAGCCAGCCAAACCTACACCTGTAGCATCAAAGATGTTCAGTGTTTCGCGTTTACCTAAAGACAGCATCATGGCGGCGCTGTCAGCAGAGTGAATTGAAGACACCAGCATGGCTACACCAGGGTTTTCTTCTACTGTTTCAAAGCCATTGACTTCCATCGTAGTGCCATCTGCAAATTTGATGTCGCTTTTATGCGTGTACTTTGTACTGAGCTTCTTGCCTGACTTAGAGATGCGCAAACCAGCATTCAACTGACCTGTTGGCTTGGACATGGGCGTGTGCAACAAAGGCGTCATTGCTCCCATACGTTTTGCCAGAACAGCTTCTTGTTCAGGGTTCAGGTCATGTACAGCTTTAGGTGCGCCTTTTTCTGTCATGGCAATCTTGCCATCACGCGCCAATTCTTCTACATACTCTGTACGCAATGCTTCGTAAGTTGCGTTGTACAGCTCAAAGGCTAAACGTGCTGCTGTGTTGAACTGTGCACGCTTCTGAATAAAGTTCTCAAAGTCTGTTTCCATCGTGTTCTTAACAGCAAACCCCAGTGTGTTGGAGAAGGCCCGCTTTACAGCTTTTATTTGATCAACGTCAAACTCAAGCTCCATGAGCTCTTTAACAGTCAGGTTGTGATCAATCCACTCTGCTTTGCCTTGGCTCAAAAGCAAGTTGATATTCCCAATCAGATCCACACGGTCTTGTTTAGTAGGGTTCTTCTTAGTTGCCAAGTCTTCAATGCCTGCATAGATAGAATCAACAAAGTTGTTGGCCATGCTTTCTACAGCAGCAAAAACAGATGAGCCAAACACCATAGCTGTCAAAGGTGTCTTGATAATGTCTCGCCCAGCCTTCTCAACTTCACCTGTTTCTTTGTTCACCAGCTCGCCTGTGAACGCATACACCGCTTGCATCACAACGCTTACTTGACCTGGAGTCATTGAGTAGTTCTTTGCCACAATGCCGCTGACCATCAAGTTTTGAATCTCAGTGTTCATGTGCTGAGTTGTGGTTTCATACAAGTCAAAATTACCAACATCTCCACGCCACTGGTTGTAGTTGGTGTGCTTGTTGCCTATCTCAAAAAAGCCACCTCGGTTCAACAAGGCATACAAGCCTTCTACTGTGTTGGCTGCACCCAGGAACACGTGGCTCAGCATAGGTCCGTTAGTTACACCGTCTACTTCGCCCATGATTTTCACAGTGAAGTTTGTCTCGTTTGCTTGGCTGGCGTTTTCCATTTGAGCCAATGCCATTAGCGCCGCCAAAGAAGCTGTATTTTTACCGCCTGCTTTTACGCCTGCCAGCAACACTGTTTGCTCTTCTGCACTTAAAACTTCTTCTGAATTTTTAAGGTGCTCTTGCAAGATAGCCACTGCTGCTTGAATAGTAGGGTCAGCAATCTTTTTCTTGAATATTTCAATGTTGACAACGTTGTCTTTTTTGTCTGTTTTGATGCCCAAGTTCTCAGCAACTCGCAAGTTAAAGTTTTCCATCTCTGCTGAGTTAGCAAAGTTGACTATGGTTTCCCATGACTTTTGAAACAGCATCTCTCTATGAAATTTGCTTGATTGTGGGTTGATAACGTTGCCATCAATTGCCACTCGCTGCTGCTTGTAAGACACGTGCCTAAAAAACATAGGTGCTTTGCCGTCTTTCATTACACCAACAAAATCCATAAACCTAGAGATCTCTCTGCGCAGGCCATCGTTCTTAGATTGCAGTGGCAGCCGTGTAGAGACATGCGCTGTAGAAGCGTCTACTGACTCAGCACCTGCAATTTGCAGCTGAATGTCCTCGTCTAACCCACTAAACAAACCTAACATCTCTTGGTTAACGTAGTTGCCCACAGAGTCTTCGTGAGCAATGGCTTTCACAAGCGCTTCAGGCAAACCTTGCTTTGTATTTTTAGTTGTCTTTTGGTTAGACACAACTGGCGTCATGCTTGGCTCTCGCAAGCTAGACTCCACTGAAAACAGCTTGTTCAGCAAGCCTTGTGTTTTGCGTGACCCTTCAAATATTTCGGTTGCGTCTTTTGACAACTTAAAGTTTTCGTCTCGTGCAAGACTCAAGAAGTTAAATTTTGCATTTGTTTCTGTCAAAGAATTGCCCGTTAAAGCAGCCATTTCTTGACCAGAAATAATATTTCGTTTTAGTAAACCAGTGTCTACCATCATCTTCATAATGTGCGCACCAAGACCGCTTTCTAAGCGAGCCATCTCATTGCTGCCAGCCAATTGATTAACACTCAAGCCAAGAGCTTGAACAGCTCTTTGACCAAGCTGATTGATCACCGTGTTTTGGCGATTGCCTACAAGCCCCAGTGCTTTTTGTTCTTGAGGCGAGACTGGGTGTGATTCATCCCGATCCAGAAGGCGGTTGATGTCTTCTTTGCTGTTGACTGCTGATTGGCCAGCGTTCTCTGCAATCCAGCTGAATGCTGCATAGCTCATCGCCGTCTTCAGGTTGGAATCAAGAGTCTCTTTGCCATCAAGATCGGTCTGGATTAAAAACTGAAACATGTCACGAAAGAAAAAATCTGACGTTTCAGCAAGGCGCTTGAACTTGTTAGCTTCAAAGACTTTGCTCCAAGTCTTGTCAGCTTTGCTGAACAAACTTACAACATCTTTTTGCTCTTTGCTCAGCTCAGTCAAATTAACGTAAGTCAACAAAAGACCTGCATCCTTGCGCAACGCATCAATAAAGTCTTTGACCATGACCAGTGGTCGCAGTGTGGCGTCACCCTCTCGACCAGGCGATTGCTTGAAGAGATCAGCAATCAAGTTCAGTCTTTTCTTGTAAGGAGTCCCCTCCGGGGAAGTCTGTTGAAATGCTGATAAAACTCCAGACAACTCAGGAATTTCCTGTTTATCTGTGCTATTCTCCGCATTAGACTCTTTATTAACTGTAATCCCTTCAGTTGTTTCAGTCTTCTTAGTCTCTACAGTGTTCACAGAAGAGGCGGATGCCTCCTCATTAACTGTAGTTGTCTCAGTTAAAGTTTCTTTCAGTAGCGCGGCGGCTTTGGCGGCTTTTTGCCCGTTTTCATTTGATTCATTTGCGTCTCCTATTTGAGTGTTAATGGGTGTTGCTCTTGTGACTCTGGCTGCTCCATCGGCTGTTCCTGCTGGTGTCTCTCTTGCCACTCCAGCTGCTTGAGCATCTTTTGTTTCAACGGCTGCGAGCTGAACTTCTTTTCCAGCTCCTTGTTTTGGCGACTCTTGGACATTACTCACTCCAGTTGATTTGGTTGAGGTAGCTGTAAATTTGAGGTTGTAAGCGGCTTCCAGCTCACCCAAAGACTTGCTTAAAGCGTCTGCTTCTTGACGAATGTCGTTAACCAAATCTCTTGAGACAATCGCCAAGCCACCGTTGGTGCGCAATTGCGCTGTTGTCATCTTGCCGTCACCGATCTGCCAACTACCGTTCTTATTGATGATCTGTGTGCCTAAGCCGTTTTCCAACGCAGCTTCAGCAACTTCAGCTTTGCTTGTGTGATCTGCTTCAAACTTAGCCAGCCCCGTCAACTGCTTCTGCGCTTGACCTGCATTGCTGTCAGCAATAGCCCTGCTCATGCGAGATTTGTATTCTTTGATTCCTACGCTGCCTTCACTGCCCAGGTAGATTTGGCGAGATACCTCTCCCGCGTCTAGCAACAAGTTCTGAGCCACACGTGCTTCTGAGAACTTGCGCAGGTAATCTCGCTGGCTTTCTGACAAACCATTGCTTTTGTTTGCCACTAGCTCTCTGATCTTGGCTTGGTCCAACAGCTCAGGTGAAGCCATGGCCAGGTTAAAGATCTGATTGGCTGCGTCTTTAGACGCTGTAACAGCCACTGAATCAGCAGCATCTACAGTTTGATTGGCAGTAGCCAGCTTCTCAGCAATGTCGCTAGACGAGCTAACCGCAGCACTCAGCTGGCTTTTAGCTACATTGGCTTGGTCGATCTGCGCACTCAAATCAGCAAGCTCTTTCTCGATCTTCCTGGTTTGCTTTGCGTCTTGCGTATTTTGTTTTAGCTCTACAAGCTGAGTCTTTAAATTGCTCAGGTAACTTTTTGTTTTCTCAATCCGCGAAGTGTTAGCAGGGTCTATCTTGTCCAAATCAGCTTGCGTCTTGGCAATGGTTTCTTTAACACCTTTAGCCGTGTCTGCTGCAAAGTCCGCCATCAGTGCTTCGCGCTTGGTTTCCAAGACAGCCACAATTTCATCTGCTTTGGCAATGTTTGCTTGCTTGCTCTCAGGCGTTGCAGTGTCTATTTTGGCGTTGCCTGCCAAAGCAGCAATAGCTTCAGTTGGGTTGTAACTAGGTGAAGTTGGGTCAGACAACTTAGACACATCGCCAGATGCAATAGCATCTGCTTTAATTTTGTTAGCGTCTTGATATATCTGCGCTTTTTGTTTAACGCCTTGAGCCAGGCCCATAGGAGCGCCCATAGCCGCACCTGTAACTGCGCCGATAGCAGCGGCATTACCTACGCCTTTATCCCACTGTTGATCCAAAGCTACGTTACTAGCAATAGTTTCGCCTGTAGATTGCAGCGCTTCTTCTCCGCCTTCAAAAACAGCCGATCCACCTGTGCGTGTAATAACACCTCGGTTAGATATACCCAATGTACCTTTGGTAATAGCTTCATCAATGTCACCTAAACCAAGACGAGCAGCTGCTCCACCACTGAGTCTTGCTACGCCTGCACCCATCACACCTGTGCTAGCTGCCAGCAAAGATTGTTTTAGTGTTAACCGATTGTCTGCTGTTTGATTACGAATGTTTTCAGCACCAGAGCCAGCCATGACCAAGCCTTCTCCTGCCGCTGTAGCCATTCGGACACCAGCACCTAAAGCTACGATGCCACGGGCTGCTACGCCGCCTGCCAGCATAGGAAACAAAGACTCCAGCAACATGTGCGGCACAGTGCTTGGGTTGTTAGCAATTTCACTTAGCGTGTTCCAAAAACCTTCTGCACCGTTGACGCTCTGACTAGCAGCCTGCATTTCAGCCGACTTCAGCGAGTTGATAAACTCTTTGGCCTCTGCTGGTTTGAATCCAGCATCGGCCAAGTACTTGCCTGCTGCACCACCAGACACAAGACTCGCAATACCTACAACTGCTTCAGGCACTGCAATAGCAGAGTTAACCAAGCTAAGTCCTGCATCCACACCCATTTGTGCCAAGCCAGTTGGTTTAATACCGTTTTCATCAGGCGCAACTGTTTTGGCAAGCTTTTCTCTGCGTTGTTCAATTGTTTGAGAAAATGCTGAAGCTCTGTCTGCTTCATTTAAGTAACTGGCGTTGGTCTTGTTTTGGATACCCAACATCCCTGGTGCTACTTGATTGAGTAAAGCTGTGTCTTCTTCATTAGCTCTACCGGCAATTACTCGCTGATGTGCATTCCTAGCTTCCAGGCTAATATTGTTTTTAAGAAATTTTGCGTATTGTTCAGTTACACCTGAGCCAACAGCGCCAATACCATCTGTAAGATCATTAACTGTGGCAACACCACGATTAATAATCGCACCGCCAGTATCGTTGGGGTTTAATCCAATTCTTCCGACAATAGACTCAGCAACCGCTTTATCACGGGCTTGCTGAAATAGTCTGCGCTGCTCAAGCTCAGCGATTTTATCTGTACTAGCTTGCTGCAAGTCAGCAAACTTATCTTGAGCTGCAAGAGTATGTGCAGCTGGACCTGTAGTTATGAAATCGTCATAATTTGTTGACATGCAGCACCTTAAAGTGTATTCCCCAATAATAAAGAGAAAGCAGTATTATCTGCTTCCCTTTATTATCCGCAATTATTTAAATTGCTTATTTACCTGCTGACGCAGGGGAAGCCATTAAATTACGAACTGCTGTTGTTCGAGCAACTTGCCTACTGGTTTCAGCTTGTTGCAACAACTTTGTAACTCTGGAAGTGTTCATGTTTTTCTTTAAAAAAGTTTCAATATCGTCAGCTCGACTTTTATTAAAAACGTTGTTAGTTCCTATCTCTGAACGTATAGCGGCCAGCATGTCTTGTCTAGACGGAGTTAAAAAGTTTCCTTTTGACACTTCAATACCAGTGGTAGCGGCTTTGTACAAAAAGTTTTGAATATCTTGCAAATCTTCTTCCATGTCGGTGCCTTTAAACATAGCATCAACATCTTTTGCCAGACTGTCATAACTTTGCATAGCGTCTGGATTTCCTGGTGCATACCAGTTAGTTTTAGCTTGCTCGGCTTGATTAACTTGTTCTTTAGCTTGTTGCAATCGAATTTCGTAAGCATCATTACCAATTGCGTTATTACTGCCAGAAGTATCAAACAAACTCAAAATTTTAGCTCTATTGCGTACAATATCTGCAGCATTAAAACGTGGGTCTTCACTAATTCTCTTAATAAATGCGTTGCCTTGCTGAGTGTTTCCTGTAATTAGTTGATCAAGTGAAGGCAAGCCTCTTTCTTTGGCTTTTGCATTTAAAGCAGCGCGATCAACTTTAGAAATATTTGCTATGTCTGGACCACCTGCAGCATTAACAGGTAAATTCATTTCAGCGGCAAGTTGCCCTACGCTAGAAGAGGAATCTGCTAGGCTGTTGTTTACAGCTGAAGCCGCCTCAGTGCCGAGCTGCATAAACAAAAGATCTGTAGCATTCTCTGTATTACTGCGTGCTGTATTGTTAAGCGCAACACCCGCATTTATTTGAGTTTGTTCTGCTTGCTTACGCGCTTCAGCAGCCAGGTCTGCTTTAGCTAGGGCATTTGCCAGATCTACAGGGTTATTAACTTTGGCTAAAGCAATATTCTGAGCAGCATCAGCAATCTTTCCTGGCTGTTCTGCATTAGCAACTTCATTTTTGCGATTATCAGCTGCAGTTTGATTCGCATCTTGTCTTCGTTTGAGGTCGCTATCATAAGCATTTTCCATACTTATTGACCACACACGCACTTGTGGGTTACTTGCAACAAGTTCTGCTGCGCCTGCTGTATCGCCAGAAGCCACCAGCATAGCGTGCTGTTGTTTAATAGGCTCATCGCGGTTGTCTGCTTGTGCGTTGTTAAACGTGTTGCCTTCAGTGGTTTGCTTCTGCAAAGAGGTCACACGCGCATCTGCTGCACCCCGCACAGCGGCTTGATTACGTGGGTCAAGTGCTGCCAAGCGTTGGTCCAACACACCTGACATTTGTGCAGCACGCAGGTCTTCAGGCGTTTTATAGCCACTGACCATGTTCAAGTAGTCTTCTTGACTAGCTTGACGGCCTCGATCTGCTACCCCTTGATTTGCGTTTTCTCTGTTAGCAATAGCTGCAGAAAAACTATCAAGGCCAGCGTTTAAACTTTTCTGTGAGCCTTCTAACAATCTAACAGCATCACTGTTAGATGGCGCATTAACATTTGACCAAGTAATTGCAGCCATTAAGCAACTCCATTCTTGTTCATGTAGTCGCCTACAGATTGGTATGCGCCTGAGTTTGAAGCTACCCTAGCAGCTTGGCGATCCTCCAATCGACTGTTAGTCAAAGTCCTTTGTGCACCAAAGTTTTGTGCTGTTTGCCTTTTGTTTTCAGCAAACATTTCTTTAGCCAAGCCGTATTGCTTCAAGCCAAGATAAGCGTTCATTCCACCAGTAGCAGCATTTAAAGCCAAGCCGCCCCAGCCAGGTGCATCTTTAGTTCCTATCATGTTGTCCAACCACGAGCTTTGCGGATTCAAAGACAATGCGTTTGTAGTAGGTAAAGCCGTTGCTTTGAAGCCCATACTGCCAGAAGACCCAAACTGGTTGTACATTTGTGGGGATTGTTGCGAATTGCCCCATTGATTCATTTGATTTAGTTGATTCATTTGATTCAGCTGACTTGAATCGTATAGTGGAGCTTGCTGCATAAAAGAAGACGGAGTATATTGATTTGCTCCTGAATTAGCAGGTAAGCGCAGACCGCCCATGTCTTGCTGTTGCGACAGATTGTAGTTACTCATTGCCATAATTAATCTCTCCTAATGTGTCATTTAACTCTGGAAGTTTAAGAGCGATATCCACATAAGAGGAAATTGCGCTAATTGCCAGCAAACCGATGTTGCCAGTGTGTATGGATCTATTATAGAAGTCTTGTGGCGCTTCGCCCATAACTGCAAATGGGCTTAGAAAACTAGTAGTCTCTAACAGCTTGTTACCTGCTTCAAGCAGTTCTGTTTGTTTATCTGTTACTAGTTTAAAGTCTGTAACACTCTGTGCTAAGTCATTAAACTTGTCTTGCATAACTGCATTTTGCAGTCCAGTAGAAAAGCTCAGCAATTCACTTGCATAAGGAGCTCCTTTAATACCAAACTGGGTTACTTGATACCCGCCATAAACAAACGCAGCAATAGCAATAAGAATTGCTAAATCTTGCCCAAGAACTTTTACGAAAAATTTAAATATTACTGGTAGTAGGTACATCCCTACAATTTGTGAAATTAAAACAATTGCCACAATAGTTTGGAGTGCAGTTAACCCTAATATAGTGTAGCCTGCAGGAATGCCATTAACAATCATCACAATACTAATGACGGTCAATACTAATTTAAATAAGCCAGATTGATACCACTTTACTTTAGTAATCTGTAATGATGTAAATACAAAGTGCAACGATCTTGCGTACAGCTGCTCTCTATCTTTAGAAGAGTAATCATCTGTAATTGAATGATCTAATGGAATCAACAACAACTGAGCAGTATCTTCTCCAATTACGTTGTAACCCCCATAAACGTAATATGTCATTCTTAGACTGTCTACGCCTATTTCGTCGTACAAGCTTTCTGTAATCTGTTGCCGGTAAAAATGGTACTTAATTACATTAACGCTTTCAATTGTTTCTCCAGACTCATCATCAACATATTCATAAGGTATTTCTCTTGTAGTAATACCACTAGTGTAAGTACCTACTTTACCAATATTGCCTGCTACTCTGCGCTTAATTACGCCTGCATTGCCTAACACCATTTTAAAACGGCCGTCTTGAATAACGGTGGTATTGGCTGGAGTAGAGCTACTAAAAAACCTAGACACAGAAATAGCTAAAGCAGCACTCCCGTTGTAAAACTGATTGTCAAAATAATCAAACAAATAGCGACACTCAATTTCATTAGAGCTAACTGCAGGTACAGCCATCATCATGAAAGCTTGCTCAATGTCACTTGCGCTAGGGTTTTCTGCAATGCCATCAGCTAAAGCGTCGTAATCTAAGCCCAGTCTTTTAATCAGCTTGGCAGATGACTTGTAAGCCTCACTGTTTTTGTCGGTATGCAGCTTGGCTTTGTTTTGCCTAAAGTGCGTCAAAGGAAAATATGTTCCAGACGCTGTAACAGGCGACTCATAAAAGCTGTCTAACGCTGAGTAAGTTCCGCTGCCTGCTAAGTACATCCAGTAAACACGGACTCCGTTGGCTGTGTAGGCTGCTTGATAGTAATCAGCTTCCTCATCAACACCCCCAATAGGAATGCTAAAGCTGGCCTCATGTGCAACTTTTTCAAATGTATTTAAGGCCGTTTCCCAGACATAGCTGACCCGCACATATGGCTCAACAGCTGTAGCTTCTACCACTACAGGCGAGTGCTTTAAAGCAGCACCCAACAGTGCAACAGTAGCGGCGTCTTGAATAGGTCTTTGCGGCGTGTAACCTGCATTAGGTGGCAAACCCCACTGCGAATAGCGAGGAGAATCCAAGTTATCTGCTTCTGTAGCAGGAACCACAATCACCATATCTTTAAGGTAGACAGGCGTTCCAAGCTGTGTCGTCAGCAACCCAAGCTGGTTTGTGCTGCTGCTGTACCCATGGTCTTCTACCAAGGTGGTCCAAGCCATGTGCAACACGTTTGGTGCGCTTAGCTCAGAGTAAGCCATGTCTACTGTGGTGCTTGCCAGGAAGTTCAGCTGGGTTTGCACTGCACGACGCATGTCACCTTTATCTGTTTTTTGGCCAGAGGGCAAACCGTATACGTAGCCGGTTTTACCGTACTGAAACATTCTTTCAGCTTTGGCACCAATACTAGAAACCAGCTCTTCCATAACGTAGTCTGCTGGATCACCATTTTCAAAGATGGCTGTCACTAGGCCTGTCTTTACAGCATCAGGCAGCTGCGCATCTTCAATAAGCCGCATAGCGGACGCTGACACAGAGACTCTTCTCTTGCTACTAAACAATCCCATGTTTGCACCCTTTCAATCAAAAAAAGGGGAGCCAAAGCTCCCCCCTGTTATGTGTCTTATTTAATTACGCCTGCACACCAGACAACAACTTCGACACCATTCGACCTACCGTAGCGTCGTCTAATTGATTGGTGCTGTTAGCTTGAGTGCCTTCATCTGTAGTGCGTCTTACGCTCCAAGTTTTAACTAAGATGTCAGCTGCTTTTTGCTCTGCATCTCGGTTAAACCCAGAGGTCTGTGCGCCATACAAAGCTTTTTGCTTGCCCACAACCGAGTTGTCATCTACACCCAACTCTTGGGTTTGTGCTTTTTCTGTAGCTACTTTTTGAGCCAGCAAATTAGTCTCTTGCTGCACTTTAAGGTTCGTGCTTTGCAACACATCAAACTCAGCTTGTAGCTTGCACTTGGTAGCTGTCAATACTTCGTTTTCAACTTCTGCATTTAGCGTCTGTTGAAGCGTCAAAGCTGTTTGCTGCGTAATTTGCAGTGCTTGTTTTTCTAGCAGTGAGCCTTGCTTCAAAAGGTTTGCGCCTTCTGTCACTGCATTCAATCGTTGCTGTAAAACCAAAGCAGTTTGAGCGACAAGCATGTCCGCTTCAAAACTGGTTTTTTCTTTGGCCAGCAGAAAATTCAAAGCTGTCTGCATCACCTGTGTCAATGAGCCTAGATAGACCGTAGCGTACTCTGGCCCTTTGATGCGGCCTTGCTTAAACTCGCTATCCAAATGCTCTTTATTGGCACGCATCAAAACATCAAAAATGCCTGTGCCTTCCAATGTAGCTTCAGTGAGTTGTGCAACAGTAATAGTAGTCATAGATCTATCCAGGCTGGTTCAGTTACTTAATCAATGGCTTTAGCCATGGCTTGACGACGAGCCATCTCATCAAGTTCAACTTGCGTCAATGGTTCCATGACTTCAACGGCAAACTCTTTGATCAGCTTGCCTTTGCGAGTGGTGTTGCCGCGTGAGTCTTTGACTGCAGTAAACACTTGGCATTGCCGCTCTTTGATGTGCTGATAAATGATGCGAGGCACATGCCAGCCTTCATCAGCAGCAAAAGGAATGTACTTTTTGTACGAGCCAACAACAGCGTTACCTACAGTAAAGATTTCGCCATCCCATTCTTTCTTGGCAGGATTCATGCACTGCACACGAATACGAACCAGCTCAGAAGCTTCACGCTTCTTGCGCACGCGAATCTGACCCTCTGTTTCAACAGCAGGCTTTACAGATTTAGAAGTAGTTACTTTTTCTGGCTCATCAGGCTCATCTTCAACGCTTTGCGAATTAACTTTGTTGCGCAACTTGTCCAACCCAATAGAGGGGTGGTAGCTAATACCAAGCATGTCAGCTCGTGCTTTAAGTGCGGCCAACTCGTCTTGGACCAGGACTTCTTCGTTATCAAATTCAGACATTGCGGGTTCCTTGGAAATAAAAAAATAGGCAGGAAAGCGAGCCTTGTGAGCTCGCCCTCCCACCTAAGCTTGCTTACATGCGAGCAACAGTCTTGATCAAAGCAATACGCTCAGAACGCAAGGTCATGAAGCCGTAGTACCACTTGATAGACATAAAGCCTGTCTCACCGTAAGGATCGTTACGGTCAGCAGTAGCTTCACCTGGTGCTTTGTGGTGGATCTTGAACTTCACGGTCTTACCATCAGTTTGGAAACCAATAGTCGTAAAGGACTCATCGCCAACTACCAGGATTGGGAACACATCGTAGTTACCGCCTGTCTCGTAGTTGATTGAGTCGGTAGTGGTAGCGCCAGCGCCAGCCCACTTAACCATCTCAGGAACCACTACCAAACGGAAGTTATCGACAGCACCAACTTCACCCGTGACAGTAGTACCGCCAGCAGCGTACTTCTCAACTGAGATGAATGCAGGATTACCGTGCAAGTCAACCATTGCTTTGAAAGTAGGCAACAGCTCAGAGCCCATGTAAGCCACGCGAGCAGCAGGCAGCACTTTGGTATCAACCATGCGTGAACCGTTGATCAGCTTGGTGTGCTTAGGCGTGCGGTTGTTGTCCAGATCAATAGACAGGCGCATCAAATCACCGTAACTTACCAAATCAGCAGAACCAACTTGACCGTTTACAGTTGCACTACCTGCATACTTAACCACACCAGCTGCGCTGATCAAGTCAATCTGCAATGCGTCTTCAGTGATCTCATTAGCGCCCATTACCATTTCGCGGTTGATGTGCATCATGAGGTCAGCGTCGGTGTCAAAGTCAATTGACTCTTGGGTATATTCATCAAAGAAGCCAAACTTCTCAAACGTACCTTCGATTTCTTTACGCTTAAAACCAACGCGGTTTACACGGCCACCAGACTCTGACAACACAGGCAGCTTGCCAGTGATAGTGCCAATGTCTTTAGATGAGCCATACAGGTTGCCATCAACAAGAGTTGCGCCAGCAGCATCAATACCTTGATCGTTGATGTTTTGGTCATCAAGCAAAGGCAAGTAGTGGTAACGCTTGATTTTTCGGCCCATGTTTTTAGGCATGGAAGTTACATCAGCTAGCTGGCTGAAGTACTGCTCTTTAGCGGCTTCAATAAGAGCGGTTTTTTGATAATACTGATCATTGAGTTGAGTACCAATATCAGATGGAGCACCATCACCATATACACGAGACATATTAATATTCCTTGATTTAATTAACGGAACCGGCTATCAGCAAGTTTGCTGAACTCTTCGTCTGACAAAGACAAGGGGTTAAATTCCTTGGCTTGTGCCGTCGGAGCAACCGGCTTAGTGGAGCTTGCAGCTCGCCTTTTCTCTTTTAGTAAATCGTCTTCAACTTTCTTCGGTCTAGCTGCTACAACTACTGGCGCTTGGATTACTGGATTTTTAGGGGCAGCGCTGCCCACATGATTAAATCCACCACGCGCTTGAATTGCATCACCTACTTGCCGGTAAGCCTCAAGATCTGACAAACCATTTAAGCGACCAAACACGCGCTCACTGTCCACCTCTTTACTGATCAAGTCGTAAATGCCAGATTCCATATGGCCATTAATAACTTTCAACAGTTGCGGTGTACGAGAGATAACTTGTTTGCTTGCACCGTCCCACTTCTGACTAACAACGTCAAGCATCCGGGCATACGTAGATGTGTCTTGAAGTTCATCAAGCACCGTATCCAGATCAATCTCTCGGTCATCAACAGCGTGAATTTTCGGTCTATATTCGCCTGCTTTTTCAGCGTCAAGATCCATTGGATCAATGCCGCTATCCTTCACCAGCTTATTAATTGCGGCTGGATTCTTTTTATCCAGATCAATTAAATAGCTTAGCTTTTCTTCATTCATTAAACCATTGATTTCCAATAGTTTCATGAGTTTAAGATTTGGCTTTAAAGCCGACATCTTTTTGTTGTAATTAGCCCCCATCTGCATAAGTGAAATAGCGTCTGCTGCAGACTTAATTTCCACTTCATGACCATTAGCTTTAAATGGTGCAAAGACTTTTTTATATTCAGCTTCGTAGTCAATAACAACTGCGACTTCTACTTTATCTTTTAGCGCTTCATTTGAAGCTGGGTGATTTTCTGCTAACTTATCGGCTGCTTCTGTCGCCGTCGTACCGACGTCTTGGTCAGCAGCCTTATCTTCTATATCTTCGTTAACCGCATCTTTATCTTCATCCTCATCTTCTTTATCATCATCGTCTTCAGCTTCAACAACTACTTCTGGAGCTTTCTCTTCAATCGGAGTAGAAAGCGCCTCTTTAACGGAGCTTGCTGCACTAGGTGGACCGGCTGCCAACATTTCTGCATCAGACATGCTGAGATATGAAACTTGTTCATTCTCTGTGTTCTCAACTTCAGGAGTATCTAGTACGGTATCAGACATTATTGGAGTTCCTCAGCCAAGATTTCATCACGAGTTTCTTCATCTGCAGCAATAGCTTTATTAGCTTGGTTTGCTTTAAACAAAGTTGTTTGAAAAAACTGATGCAGTACGCCAATGGCGTCAATCTGCCCTAGTATTGACCGTTGAATATCAGGAGTTTGCATATTCTGGTCAGCTTTAAGGTGAACCAAACGAATAGCTTCTTTCTCAAAAAAACCTTCAAGAATTACTTTCTTGAAATCTTTGTTAAGCCTCAAACGCTCAAGCGATTCACCTACTTCAACCAAGCTCTTAGCTTGTTTAATGTTTCGTTCAATCTCTTGGACAGTGTCATTACTCATGTATCTACCAGTGCTTTACAAGTTAATAGAATTGTTTAAACAATATAGTTAAACAGACAGTACTATATCTTATCTTTTACGAAGGTATTCTTTAAGTAAGTCAGAATTGGTATCTTCTTGCTTAAATTGTCTATCCATTAATTTCATTTCAGTCTGACTACGAGACTGTTCGCCTTGTAATTCTTTAGCTCGTTCTTGATGTACACCAGACTCTTGTTCAACAAACTCTAAGTTCTTTAAGTCAGTGTCTGACTTCAGATAACTTTGCTTAGCTTGCTCAGTACCTGCTTTAACTACATCAAGTTGTGCTCCTGATTGGCGTTCTGCTGCTTGAGCTCGTTCATTCTCAATCTGCGCTTCAAGTAATTGGATCTCTAACTCAGCTTTCTTTTGCGCCATAGGGTCTGGTTGAGGTTGATATGACTCAATCTTCTTAGCTAATGCAGGCATTTTGTGTAGTTTGGCAATATCACCAAGAATCATCTTGGAAACTTCTGGGTCCATGTTTGGTCCCATTGTTTGCAACATAAAACCTAACTTATCTGCTTTGTTGTTGTCTTCTTCTGCAGTAGAGATAGACAATCGCAAATCAAACGCGCCTGTTAAGTCGTCTTTCCTAACAGTAACAAACTCTTCATTGGTAACACGCACAACTTCTTCATCAGAAAGAAACTCAGCATTCATACTGATCATCTTTCGCCCAATCTTTACGATTCCAGAGGACAAACGACGAAGAATGCCTAGCTCTCGCTTGGATGAAGCATCTAATGCGCCTCGTACACCCACAGCTACATCACCTAAACCTTGGCCAGAGATACCTTGGCTAAAAGATTTCACTCCTGTTAGCGACTCAGCTTCCATGTTTTGCATACTCAACATGAATTGCGCAGATTGGGGGATTTCTGGGTAAGTGTGCATAAACACACCCTGGCGTGGGTCAACGTTAGCGTTGAACTCGTAATCCAAACCTTTGTCAAACTTCCTGCGGTTAGTGACATCCAGCATGTCTTTACGAACACCTGTCTGCCCATTGGCAGAACGTCCCATGATGTCGATCATTCCGCGAGTAACCGCACCAATGACTTTTTGGTTGTCCTCTAGCAGTGCGCCATCTGGCTCACCATAGTTGCTTTTACGCACTGGCAAATACTGCTCAATGACAAATGGGATCTGTTTGTCTGGAAACGGATTGTCTTCCATTCTTATTAGGGTATTCCCTACCCAGGCAGCAACAATCGGCTTAACGACACCAAAACCATCAATGTCCCAAAAACCCCAATACTCATAGACTACAAACTTTTTGCGGGGCTCATCACTAAAGTTAAAAGTCTTGTGATCACTTGATGAGGCATGGTCTGGCGTACCCAATATAGAGTTAACCCCTACGTTGATGCTATCTAAGTTCTTGTATTTTTTTCCGTCTGCTTTAAGTTCAGACAAAGAAGACTCAAAGCTATAAACCAAAAACTT